GACCTGGTGACCGGCATGGAGCTGGTCATCGACGACGACTGGGACTACACCGGCACGATCGCGGACCACCGGCTGAAGCCGAAGCTGCTGCTGGCGACGGACACCACGGGCCGGCCGATCCTGGTCGACACGGCCACGCCGGGCACGGACATGGCCGCGGCGGGCACGCTGATCGGGGAGCCGCTCGCCTACTCCCGCTCGGTGAGTGGTAAGCAGCGCCGGCAGTCGGCGTCGACGGACACCGGACTGCGGGCGATCGGCGGTGACTTCTCCCAGGCGGCGTTCGGCGTGGGCATGGACATCACCGTGCGGATCTCGAAGGAGGCGACCTACGTCGACGAGGACAACAACGTCGTGTCGGCGTTCCAGAACAACCTGGTGCTGCTGCTGGCGGAGGCGTACTACGGGTACGTGCAGGGCGACCCGGATGCGTTCGTGAAGTTCACCGGCACCCCCTCGGGCACCTGATGGCTACGGCTGTCCCGGCTTCCGCGCCGGGCGGGGCAGCCAAGCCCCTGACGATCGTGGCCCGCGTTCATCTGATGCCGCCGGAGCACAATGCTGGGGCAGAGCACATGCTCGTCTCCATGCTGCGGCCTCTGGTGGAGCGCGGGCACGACGTGCAGGTGTGGCTGTCCCGGTACGGCAAGGCCTCGCAGGAGTACGAGTACCGGGGCATCCGTGTGGTGCCACTCGCGTCGCGGCTGGACTTCCCGACTGCTGTGCGGCGGGCGGATGTGCTGCTGGCGCATCTGGAGACGGTGCCGTCGACGGCGTCCCTGGCCCGCGGGTACGGGAAGCCGCTGGTGGTGGTGTGTCACAACACGCACCGGCCGACGTTCCGGGACATGGGCGCTGGCGGCACCGCACTAGCGGTGTACAACAGCCAGTGGATGGAGCGGGAGGCGGAGCTCTTCTTCGCCGAGTACCCGAAGGCCATCCGCCCCGCCGAGTCGCTGGTCGTGCGTCCGCCGGTGTTCGCCGGCGAGTACGCGACCAGACCCGGCAAGGCGGTCACGCTCATCAACTGCAACGCGGACAAGGGCGGCAAAGTCTTCGCCGCCCTCGCTGAGCGGATGCCGGACCAGGAGTTCCTTGCGGTACGCGGCGCCTACGGGGAGCAGATCCTCCCCGACCTGCCGAACGTGACGGTTCTCGACCACGTCGAGGGCACAGACATGCGGCAGCAGGTGTACGCCCGCACGCGGGTGCTGCTGATGCCGTCCTCCTACGAGTCGTGGGGCCGGGCCGGCTGCGAGGCGCTCGCGAGCGGTATCCCCGTGGTCGCGCACCCCACGCCGGGGCTGTGCGAGTCGCTGGGGGAGGCGGGCATCTTCGTCGACCGGAACGACGTGCCGGGCTATGAGGCTGTGCTGCGGAAGCTGCTCACGCCTGCCGAGTACCGGCTGGCGTCGAAGCGGGCGAAGGCCCGCAGTGCCGAGCTCGACCCGGCCGCCGATCTGGCGGCCTGGCGCAGTGCTGTGGAGTCCCTGGCCTGAGGAGGCGACCATGCCGTTCGTCCCTCCGACTGCCGAGCAGCTCGGCCTGTACCTGGGACTCGATGAGATCCAGGGAGACCGCGCCGACCTGCTGATCACGTCGGCGATCGGCTTGTGCCAGACCATCGTCAAACCGCTCCCTGAGGGGGCGGAAGCGGTGGTCCTGTCGGTTGCCGGCCGGGCCTACGTGAATCCGCAGCAAGTCAGCTACGAGACGATCGGCCCGATGTCGGTGCAGCGCCCCCAAGGCTCTGGAGGCCTGTACCTCACGAAGGGCGACAAGGCGGCACTCAAGTCCCTCGCCGGTCGCGGCGGCGCGTTCACGGTGGATCCGACACCGGTGACGGCGGACCCGTCGCCGACGTGGCCGATCGACGACGCCGGTTTCGCGGACGAGTTCGAGCCCGGGTGGGGGTACTGATGCCTGCCCCGTACCCGTTCGGTGAGACGGTGCGGATCCTGCGCACCGGCCCGTCGCCGGGACGGGATCCGCGCGGCCAGCCGCTGCCGGGCCCGGACGAGTCGTTCGACCTTCCCGGCTGTGTGGTGACGCCTCGCGCACAGTCGCCGCAGGTGGGCGGCTCGCAGCAGCAGGAGAGGGACACGGTCATCGTCGGCTGGACTGTGTACGCGCCGCCGGACCATCCGCGGATGCCGCTGCGGACGACGGACAAGGCCCGTATCCGTGGCGTCGTCTGCGAGATCACGGGCGAGCCCGGCGACTGGGGCCGCTCACCGTTCACCGGCACGCGTGGCCCCGTGCAGTTCGCTGCCGACCGGGTCACCGGCTGACCGAGAGGAGTACCTCGTGGCAGCACGCTTCAAGGTGAAGCGGAAGGGCATCGGGCAGATGCTGCGGATGCCTGGCATGCAGGCGGAGATGCTGCGCCGCGCCGAAGTCATCAAGGGTGTCGCGATCGGCCTGTCCCCGGTCGACCCGCACAGTCCTCACCCCGGCCACTACAAGGAGTCGTGGGAGACGGACAGCACCGCCAGGGGTGGTCGTCGCCGGGACCGCGCGGTCGGCTACGTCCGTAACACGGCGTACTACGCCCGCTGGGTGGAGTACGGCACCGAGAAAGTCCCCGCCCACCACGTTCTGCTGCGGGCCGCACAGATGGGCGGGCGGAACCAGTGACCGCCCTCGTCGACATCGAGCTGGAGCTCATCACCCGGGCGACGGCCCGCTTCCCGCAGGCAGTCGTCAGGGATGAGCTCGACAACCGGCTCCTCGAAGAGCTGCCGACGATCCAGATCAACCAGATCCCGGCCGGCGACGACGACGGGATCCGACTGGCGCGGATGCTCGTCGACATCGACGTGTACGCGGCGACCCGCGCGCAGGCGATCGCCTTGGCCAACGAGGTGCACGCCTGGGTGACCGGCGAACTGCGCGGCTCGTCCAGCAGCACGATGGTCATCGGCCGCACCGGAGCCATCACCCTGCCCGCGGTGCGCCCCTACGAGAACCTCGCGCTCCGCAGGGTGGGCGCCACCTACGAGATCTTCTGCCATCCGGTCTCCTGACCGGCTGTTCGGCCCGCGCCTGGCCCCTTTTCAGTTCCCGCCCGTGCGCGGGCTTCGCATGTCTGGAGACACCATGGTTCAGATCACCCGCGCCGCGGACCTGATGGGTATCGGGGCGAACGGCGGGGCCTGGGTGGCACCGCTCGGTACCACCTCGCCCGGCGACCCGGAGATCCAGCCGCTCGCCCCGTGGGCGCCGCTCGGCGCGATCAGCGACGACGGCCTCGTCCAGGGCTTCGACGAGGACAGCGAGTCGTTCACCCCGTGGGGGTTCACGGCGCCGATCCGCACCACCATCACGTCGTCGCTGCGGACGTTCTCGCTGACGGCGTGGGAGACGGCGCGGACCACGGTGCAGTCGCTGCAGTACCGCCTCGACGCCGCGGACCTGACCCCGACGGCCGGCCTGACGACCTACGCGGAGACCGCGTCGCCGAAGCCGGACCGGCGCGCGTGGTGGTTCGTCGTCCTGGACGGCGACTCCTTCCAGCGCGGCTTCTACGTGCCGGAGGGGGAGATCACGGAGCGCAGCGACGTGACGAACAAGCAGGACGAGGCGATCGCCTACGAGTGGACGATCACCGCCTACCCGGACGTCAGCGGCAACACGGTCTACCACTTCGACCGGCTGCCGGAGACCGAGGCGTACACCGGGTCCTGAGACGGGTGGACGGGCCGTAGGCACCCTCAGGGCGGTGCCGACCGTTGGCGCGGGCCCGGCCCGTCCACCTCTACACCAGCCCGCGCCGAGAACAGTGAGGAGCCCGCGCCGTGGCCAGTACGCGCAGCACCACCAGCACGAGCAGGAAGCCCCGCAGCGCTTCGCGCGCCGCGGCCCGACCCACCCGCCGCGAGGAGCCGGACGTCGAGACCGAGACCGAAGACGTCGAGGTGTCGGCAGCCGACGCGCAGGAGATCGAAGCCGACGGCTACGTCACCGCCGAACTGTGCGGCGAGGAAGTCCAGGTCATCCCGCCGTCGATGTGGCGCGCGTCGTGGCAGCGGGCCCTGAACCAGGGGCAGATCGACGTCTTCGCGCAGAAGATCCTCCACCCGGACGACTACGACTTCTATCTCGAGGTCGACCCGACGATGGAGGAGTGGCTGACGTTCGTGGAGGATGCCAGCAACAAGGCGGGGGAGTCCCTGGGAAAGTCCAGGGCACGGTCGCGATCTGGCGGGCGCACCCGGAGGCGGTAGAGGCCGACCTGATCGACCGGCACTACGACATCGCGGACGTGCTGACTGGGCGGCGGTCGTGGCGGTGGCTGCGCGTGTTCATCGAGCATCTGCCGCCCGAGTCGCACACGATGACGGCCCTCCGGAACGGGCTGACCCCGATGCAGCTCGCAGAGCAGGCCGACAAGGGCGAGCCGGAGAAGGGGCGTTGGTCGCAGCAGGAGCAGTTGCTTGCTGCGACGGTGGACGCAATCCGCCGCCTGGAGTGGGTCCTGATCTGCGTCAACACCGAAAAGAAGGCGAATCGGCCGGATCCGCCTGAGCCGATGCGCCGGCCCGGTGCGGGACCGAAGAAGACGCGGGCCCAGCTCACTGAGAAGTCCGCGGACAAGCTATTGAAGCTGCTGCAAGGGGGCGCCGCATAGGGGCGCTGGGAGGAGGCTCCTGGTGCCTGCAATCTCCGTCGGCTCCGTCGAAGTCGATGTTCTGCCCAACGCGACGGGTATCACGCGGCAGATGCAGCGTGCTGTGCTGCCTGCCGCGAATGAGGTCGGTGAGGAAGTCGGCCGCGTGATGGGCCGTTACATCTCGGCTGGTATCGCGGACGCGGTCCGGTCGGGCGTGACGGCTGGTGGCCGCCAGGCTCAGGCGCCGGCGGCCCGGCAGGGGCAGTCAACAGGGTCGACGTTCGCCCGCTCGCTGAAGGCGCAGCTCCAGGCGGCGTTGGCGACACTGCCGGAGATCCGCCTGCGCGCGGACTCGTCGGAGGCTCAAAGGGAGCTCGCAGACATTCAGGCCCGTATGCGGGCTCTGCGGGATGCGCGGATCGGCATCGATGTTGATACGGCGACGGCGTCGGCCGCGATGGCGCAGCTGCAGGCGCGCCTGGACCGGCTGTCGGCGTCAGATGCTGACGTGCAGGTGCGGGTGGATGCGGCGGCGGCGTCCGCGCAACTGGCGGCGTTCAATGCGCAGGTGAACCGCCTGGACGGCCAGACGGCGACCGTGAACGTCCGCATGTCCGGGATGCAGGCGCTGATCAGTGCTGCGGTCATGTTCGGTCCGGCGATCATTCCGGCTCTGCCGGTGGTGGCCGCCGGCTTGGGTGCGGTGGCTGCTGCTGCGACGGCTGCGGCTGTCGGTATCGGCGGTATCGCGCTGGTGGCGGCGCCTGCGTTCATGCAGATCGGGAAGGTTTTGCAGGCGCAGAAGGCTGCGCAGGATGCGGCGACGCAGGCGACAAGGCAGGGAGGGCAGGCTTCGGCGCAGGCGGCTCAGCGTTCTCTGCAGATGGCGTCCGCGCAGCAGTCGCTGGCGTCCGCGCACCGGAACGCTGCCCGGCAGATCCGGCAGGCCGAGCAGGGCGTCGCGGACGCGGTGCGGGGGGCCGCGGAGGCGAACGAGCGGGCCGCCGACCAGGTCAAGCAGGCCCGGCGGGGTCTCGCGGACGCGGTGCAGCAGGCCGCGGACCGGCAGCGTAGTGCGGCGGAGCAGATCCGCAGCGCGGAGGACTCTCTCGCCGACGCGCAAAGGTCGGCCCGGCAGGCGCAGGAGGATCTCACCCAGGCCCGCGCGGATGCTGCACGGCAGCTTGAGGATCTCGAGTCCCGGCTGGCGAACGCCAGCCTTTCGGAGCGGGACGCTGTGCTGGCGGTGGAGGAGGCGCACGCGCGTCTTGTCCGAATGCGGGAGGCCGGCGAGAGCGCCTCTTATGTGGATCAGCAGCGCGCGCAGCTCGCCTACGACCAGGCGGTGCAGCGGCTCGAGGACCAGCGCTCGGAGACAAAGCGGCTGTCGGCGGAGAAGAAGAAGGCCGACAAGGCGGGCGTTGAGGGCTCCGACCTGGTGGTGGATGCGCAGGAGCGTCTGCGGCAGGCGGAGCAGGGTGTCGCCGACCAGCAGAAGGTTCTGTCGAAGGCGCGGGAGGATGCGGCCCGGCAGCAGGTGCAGGCGCAGCGGGACATCGCTGACGCGCAGGAGCGTGTCGCTGAGTCCCAGCGGAACGTTGTCCGCACGCAGGAGGACGGGGCCCGGTCGGTTGCGCGCGCGCAGGAGCAGTTGGCGCAGGCGCAGCAGTCGGCTGCGGATTCGATCGCATCGGCACAGCGGCAGATTGCCTCC